GAGTTTTATCATGAAAATCATGGTAAAATAATGCATAAATTACTACAAAACTTAAAATAATTACAAATTAAATACGAACACTAAAGGATAATATAAATATGTTATACGATAAATTAAAACCACATATCAAAGCTAAGATGAAAGAAAATGCTGAAGAGTATCAGTCTGTCAACTGGCTATTTGATAGTATTAAAACCAAAAACAATTACTCTGACTTAACTATTGACGAAATAAGATCTATATGTACATTTGGCGATGTATTCTATCATGATCTTACTCAAAAAGACATTATATGGGGTGATTGGCTAATAAATAAATAAATATGAACGAAGAAAAACTAGCTTTAGAAACATTAAAAGCACTAGGTGCTAAAGATACATCAAGTCCATCTCAAACAAAAAGAGGTACAACTTGTTTTACATTACCGACAGGTGATTGTATATCCGAGCATAAATCAGGTTATATTAGAAAAAATCTACTAAATAAAAACGGTAGTATTTACACCTGTTATCAACTAAATCCACAATATAAATCTGCTCACAAGGTAATATCAAGTGAAGGTACATTATATGAGTGGGAACATAACAAAAGAATGTTAATAAAAAACAGAGCTGAAAGGCTAAAAAGACTTGTATTGTATACAATAAAGCAAATTAATAAGTCTAATGGATAAAGATAAAAGAGATTTAGCGCTAATATTGGCAGTTTTAGCGCTAATACTCTATACAATTTTACTAACTGTCTCAATACTAAATTAAATTAACTAACATGGAACCAAAAGAACCAACACAAGAAAAAATGATAGATGCTGTAAAAAAGTATTATGGCTTAACAATAGATGAAAACGCTTATCAAAGCGCAGACATATATGCGTATGAAGAAACAACTTCAGATGGGTATTCTGTATATGTAGTAACTCATGATATGAATAATGTTTGTATATCAGAAGATGTATATTACTATGACTCTGATATACCTTCAGCTATTATGGAAATGATAAGCTATTCTAATGGGCATTGTACTCTATATGCAGATCAATACTTTCTAGATGATATATACTTTGATGATACACTACTAGAAGAATTTGCAGAAATAGCAGAAAAAATATATGAAGAAATTATGAATGAAGACAGTGATTACAACTTTGACATGGCAGAACTGCAATGGTTAAAGGAAGAATTTACTGAATCAGAAGAGATTAATCAGACTGTTAGTTAGTTAATAGTAGTTTAGTTTCCACATTAGCTCGTACTCAAAAGGTACGGGCTTTTCGTGGTATGGAAGATAAAAAATACAACGGATGGACAAACTACGCTACTTGGCGTATTAACCTAGAAATATTAGGTGACATCGAATTTGAAGAAAAAGTTAACGCAGATTATTTAAAAGAAATAGTAGAAGACTGTGTGTTTACTAACTTTGATACTTGTGACACGCCTAGACTTATTGAAGACTATGCTAGAGCTTTTATAGATGAAGTAAACTTTTACGAAATAGCTAAAGAAATAAATGAAGATATATAATTACAAACTAAATACGATAACTAACGGATAATATAATTATGACAAAAAAAGAAATACAAATGCTAGCTGATCTTATATTCGATAGAATAGTTGAAAAGCAAGAACAAATGGATGAAGACTACCATAACCAAGTAAGAAAACTATATGAAAATGGTTTTGTTATAGATGATGTAACTAATAAGTTTGGTATGGATGAAGAAGAAAGATTAGTTGGTGAACTAGCTAAGTTACAAACTATCATGATGATTCTTGAAGGTAAAGAAGAATATGAAAAAGCAGCAATTATACTAAAGAAAATTAATAAAATAAATAAAAAACTAAATGATGGAAGTGGAAAATATTAAAGCAATGCTAGCACATAAATACAATGAAGACAAAGCAGATTACCCAGCATTTATTCAACCAAAACTAGATGGCGTACGCTGTTTATTTACTGCCAAAGGCGCGTTCTCTCGTGCTAACAATAGGTTTATGAATGTAGAACACATTGAACAGGTTCTAAAGCCTTTCTTTGCAAAAAACCCTACAGCTGTACTTGACGGCGAGCTATACAATCACGGACTAAAAGATGACTTTGAAAAGATTATATCTCTTGTTAAGAAGAAAAAACCAACAGATAATGATAAAGCAGAAGCTGCAGAGCTAGTACAATATCATATGTATGATGTAGCAAGCATGACAATAGGCACTTATACAGATAGATATTTATTTTTATTAGCTGAAAAATCATTTAAGAATAAATCTTGTCTACAAATTATAGATAACAATTTAGTTCTCGACTTTGACGATGCTGTTGTAATGCACAAGAAAAACCTTAAAATAGGTTACGAAGGCTCTATATACAGAACACCATCTGGTAAATACAAAGGTACAAGATCATGGGATCTTATGAAGTTTAAAGACTTCCACGATACAGAAGCTACAATTGTTGGCTATGAAATAGGTAAAGGCAAGCGTGAAGGTACACTAGGTAAATTCATTATGCAAGATGATGAAGGCGTAGAGTTCGGCTGCCCACCAGGTAAAGGCTATGATTATCAAGCACTTACAAATATGCTTAACAACGTTCATGACTATATCGGTCAGCGTGCTACATTTACCTACTTTCAAAGAACACAAGCTGGTAGCTACAGACATCCACATTACAAATGTTTAAGAAATTACGAATGAGAAGATTAATATATGATATGTTTTATGCTGATGAGATTAGCGAAGACGTTGCTTACAAACTAATTGATAAGCTAAACAAAATAAGAGATAAAACTAAATACAGTTGGGAACGATGAATATATTTTATTTACATAGAGATCCAGTTGTAGCTGCTAAGGTACAATACAATAAACATGTTGTTAAAATGATCTTAGAATCAGCTCAAATGCTTTGTACAGCACATCATCATTTTAATGAAGATACAAATGTACCATATAAAAAAGCACATTATAACCATCCATCAACTAAATGGGTTAGAGAAAGTATAGATCATTATTTTTGGTTGTATGACCATATGATAGCTTTAGGTAATGAATATAAAAAGCGTTACAATAAAACACATTTAAGTATAACTAAGTGTGAAGACGCGTTAAAAATAGAACCACTTGGTATAGATTATAATGGCTTTACACAACCACCTCAGTGTATGCCTGATGAATTTAAAAATGAATGTAGTATAAAAGCTTATTGGAATTATTATATAGGCGAAAAACATAATGTAGCAAATAAAGATGAAAGAATTTATAAAGAAGCGCCGGTGTTTGTCCCATAGAAGATATGTTGCACAACGTATGGCTGAATTACAAAACGAAATATTTCAAGAAGCAATGGACACTGGTCTTGTTAATTTAGAAAAAAGAAAACAATTATTAAAATATAAAGAACACTTAAAAAACCTATGACAAAAAAAACACAACCAATATTTAATTCTTTTCAAGAATATATAGAAGCCGAAAATATGATTTTTAAAACATTGCAAGGCAGTATGGAAACTGTGACAATAGGGTCTAAGGATATAGAGTAAGGGGCTAATGTCACACAGAAATTTAAAATATCTAAACCAAAACAGAGTAATATATCGTAAGTATTCTTCTGATACACCAACATCGACTTATGATTGGGGTTGGCATTACGAAGAAGGTACATACGATTACTATTCATTGTTTAATACAAAAGCTAAAATTAATAGTTATAAGTCTTTAAAATGGCATTTATTAACTTTATGGTATTTAAATCCTCAATTGACAATGGATGAATTTAAAGATCTAGCTGAGCATATATGTTATGAAAACAATGGGTTTATTACTTTTGAAGTACCTCAGCAAATATTAAATAGTATGATCTATGAAGTATATATGGAAGATCTTGATCATCCACCTAAAAATAGATTACGTAAAATAGTATTTAAAGATGGTACAGGTTTAAGTACAAGTGAGAAATTAAGTATTGTAGGTACAATAGCTGGTAAAGGTAAAAGTATTAAAGAAGATGATATTTACGACGCGATGCTATACACACATGAGCAAGGTAAAATTACAATAGCTAAATTAGCTAAAGTTTTAAATTGCTCACAGAGAACAATACATAGAAACATGGGTGAAGAACTCAAAAGAGAAAAAGAATTATTAAATAGACAAAATGATAATTGATATTAGAAGTAAAGACTCTTTATTTATTGAATTAAACGGCTATACTTATTACATAGACGATTCAACAAATGAACAAATAATAGAAAAATATGAAGAAGTATAATATTAAAAATTATGTAAGATATAAAGAAGACGTTAAAAGAGTTATAGAATCAGTGAAACAAAAAAGATTTGTTGATTATAATCCTGAAGAACTTAAAGTTATATTCTTACCATTAGTAGAAAATATATCAAGAAAGTTTGCAACATCTCAAGAAGCTTCAGGTGTTATGTCTATAAATGATATAATACAAGAAGGCAGTTTACAATTATGTAAAGCTGTAGATAAAATAGATAGAAATAGATTATTTGAATCTGAAGATATTGAGAAAACTTTAAAATCGTTTCTAGCTAAAAGAATAAGAGGCGGCATACGTAGAGCTATTGATATAAATAGAGGTACAATGCGTATACCTGAACACAAGCTAAACGAAATGAGAAAAGATGGTGGTAAAGATAAAAAGATGGTTGCTATGTTTTTTAATAGTATATTCTTAAGTATCGATGCTAACCCATCAGATGAAGATATGGTTTATCAAATACCTGATAAATCAGATCCTTACAATGAAACACTGCTTAATGCTTATATACTAAGCTTATTAAACAAACACTTAACTTCTGACGAAGTATTTGTTTTAAATAAAAGCTATGGTCTTGATGGTAAAAAATGGTCTGCTAATGATATAGCAGCAGGTTTAGACATCAAAGGCGTATCTGCATATGTAAGAGTATCAGAGCTAAAAAAGCAGGCAGTAAACAAGTTAATAGATAATGTAGATCACTCGCAAGTGCTTGATTATCTGTAAATTAACAAATAAATATGTAATTATATATATATGACAATAAACCAAAAATTAACCCAAATTCAAACGAAGTTTAAATCGAAGAAGAGTAGATTTAACTCATTCGGTAAGTATTATTTCCGATCTGCCGAAGACATCCTAGAAGCTACAAAACCCTTTTTAAAGGAGCTAGATGTATCAGTAACTATCAAAGAAGAATTAATAAGCTTTGATCCACCTGTAATGCAGGTTACTGCTAGATTATCTAATGGCGAAGAAGAAAAAGGTACAGGTAATAATAAATCTATTACAGCTGTAGCAATTGTAGGTGTCGACTTAGATCAGAAAGGTATGCAAATGCCGCAGCGTTATGGTGCTGCTAGTTCTTATGGTAAGAAATATGCACTTGGTAATTTGTTTTTAATAGATGATACACAAGATGCAGATGCAACTAATAGCCACGGTAAAAAACAAACAATTACCCAAGCGGCTATATCAACAGCTCAATTACTTAAAGCAAAAGAGTATGTTAAAAGCGGCGGTAAATTAGATGCAATAAAATCTAAATATAAATTAACAAAAGAGCAAGAGAAAGAATTAGCGACGTTATGAAAAATATAAAAGAAATATTAGAGAAGCTGAAGGACGATGAACATTACTATGGCGAATATGGTAGAAACTTTATATCTAACTCAGATATAAGAACACTGATGACAAATCCGCTTGAGTTCAAAAAGCCAACTCCATCAGCTCCTCACTTTCTTATAGGAGGCTATTTTCACACTGCTATTCTTGAACCAGATAAAATTAAAAACTTCAAGATAGTAGAAGCTAGCTCACGTAATACAAAACAATACAAGGAAATAACAGACGGAGAAGTTTGTTTGTTACAACACGAGGTTGACAAGATCGAAGCTTTAGTTGAAAAGATGATGAACAACAAAGTTTGTCGTGATCTTATACACGCTGAAGGTAATGAGTTTGAAGTTCCAGGCGTTGCTGAATTAGCAGGCAACTGGTGGAAAGGTAAAGCTGATATAGTTAACCATAGTGAAAAATTAGTTATTGATTTAAAGACTACTGCAGACTTAGAAAAGTTCCATTGGTCAGCTAAAAAATATAACTATGATTCACAAGCTTTTGTATATAAGAACTTATTTGGCTATGACATGTTATTCATGGCTATAGATAAGAATACAGGTCAGATCGGTGTATATGATTGCTCAGATAACTTTTACAAAACAGGTTTTGAAAAGGTAGAAAAAGCATCTGAAATATATGATCTGTTCTTTAACAACAAGGATTTTGATCCTAATAATTACTTTATAAATAAAACCCTATAATATGGCAGGAATAATAAAAGCAAGTATCAATTTAAATGCAATTGATAAATCAAAAATAATCGAAGGCAAGAAAGGTAAATACCTACCTATTACGATTACAGTAAATGACGAGCCAGATCAGTTTGGCAACCAAGGTCCTGTTTGTATAGAACAAACCAAGGAAGAAAGAGAAGCTAAAACTGCTAAGACTTATTTAGGTAATGTTAAAGTTCTATGGACTAATGGAACATTCCCTGACAAAGTACCTTACGAAGGTGGAGGACAACAGCAACCACAAAATAAACCACAAGCAGTAGCTGCTGATCCAGATTTACCATTTTAATTAAATCAAATAAATGCAAGTCGAAGATAAAGAAATAAATGGTTTCTTAATTGAAACTTTTAATCAGCACGGCTTAGAAGTAGGTAAAACGCAGGGGATTTGTCCCCTGTGTTCATCTTCTAGGAAACCTGAAAATAGAAAAGCTAAATGCTCTTCTTATGATTGGGAACGTGGTATCGGTACTTGCCATAACTGTGACAAATCTTTCCAGTTACATACATTTAAACGTAAAGGCAAAGCTGAGCGTGAGTATGTAATACCCGAAGTTAAACATAAGCCAGTTGAATCTAAAATTATTGATTGGTTTAAAACAAGGGGAATATCTAAACAAACCTTAGATGAGGTTGGCGTAGGTGAAGGTAAAGAGTTTATGCCACAGACCGGTAAACCCGAGAATACTATTCAGTTTAATTATTATGTAGGTGGAAACCTAACTAATGTTAAATATAGAGATGGTCGTAAAAACTTTAAGTTATATAAAGGAGCTGAAAAAGTATTTTACAATATAGACAGTGTTGTTGGTCATGACACTTGTGTTATAGTTGAAGGCGAAATGGATGTACTTGCTATACACGAAGCTGGCTACACTCCAGTTGTGTCAGTGCCAAACGGCGCTACATTAAATACAAACAACCTAGATTATTTAGATAATTGTATTGATTACTTTGAAGATAAGAAAAAAATAATTATTGCAGTTGATGATGATCCACCTGGTTTAGCTTTACAAGCAGAGCTTATACGTAGGCTTGGTGCTGAGGTTTGTTTTATAACTACGTTTGATGATTGTAAAGATGCTAATGAATACTTAACTAAGCACGGCTCTAAGGAGCTAATGTCACGTATTGAAATAGCACATCCTGTACCTCTTGAAAACGTTACAACATTTAGAGACATCGAAGACGAAGTTACAGACTTTGTTCGTAATGGTTTTAAACGTGGTTTTCAAATAGGCTTACATAACTTTGATAACATCTTTTCTACTTATACTAAGCAGTTTATAACTGTAACAGGTGTACCTAGTTCAGGTAAATCAGATTTTGTAGATCAAATGTGTGTAGGTTATAATAGAGAGTACGGTTGGAAAACAGCGTTTGCATCTCCTGAAAATGCTCCTACATATTTACATGCACATAAGTTAATGCGTAAAGTATGGGGTGATATGCCTAATAAAGGCGATATTGGCGGCGATAAATGGAATCAAGTTGCAAGTCATGTTAATGATAACTTTTTCTTTATTGATATGGAACGTTATACATTAGAGTCAGTTTTACGTAAAGGAGCTGAGCTAGTTAAACGTAAAGGTATTAAATGCCTTGTTATTGATCCATATAATAAAGTTAGAGACACTGATTGCCAAACAGAGGATGTTAACCGTTACACAATGGAATACTTAACTAAGATCGAAACTTTTGCAAAAAAGTATGATGTGTTAGTATTTATTGTTGCACATCCAACTAAGATGTATAAAGGCCAAGATGGTAAAATCGAAGAGCCAACAATGTATAATATAAAAGGCGGTGGCGAATGGTACGATGCTAGTTATCATGGTTTATTAGTTCATAGAGACTATGAAGCTAAAACAACTAAAGTTAAGGTACTTAAAGTTAAGTTCCAAAACTTAGGTGAAAACGGTGCTGAAGCCCATTTTACTTGGGAACCTAAATCAGGTTGCTTTGTACCACACGAAATGCCTGAATTAGATGAAAAAATGCCTTGGGACTAGTTGATAAATGCGTACAGCCTGATCCATATAAAAGAACTAAAGAAGATGAAGCTGCATATAGTTGGTGTATAAACCACGGAATAAAAATAGGTATGCTAGCAGCTGCTGAAGGTTTTAAAAATCAACAATGGAAAATAAGGATTGTAGCTAATAATAAAGAAATGATTAGCCCAGGAGAATATAAAAAACACGAAATACTACCTAAGTTATTTGAAATGTACAGACATTATTACAAATTAAATACGAAAGGTAAGGGATAATAAATATATGATAGAATATAAATTTAAAAATGCAGACGAAGCTTTTAATTTTTATTATGGTGTTATACCATATGAAGGTAAAAAGTTTGACAATACAATGGCAATGTTTAATCAAGGCTTTACTATTGAAAATCCATTAGATCGTATAATAACCAATGAAGCTAGAAACTTTAATATTGAGTATGCTGAAGCTGAATGGCAATGGTATTTATCTGGTGAACCTACAATAGACACTCTTGGTAGTATATATGGTAAGATACCTAGTATATGGCAAAAGATGGCTAATGAAGATGGTAAGGTTAATTCTAACTACGGTGCACAATGGGAAAGAGGTTGGCAGCTAGACAAAGTTGTAGCTATGTTAAAGAATAATCCTAACACTAGACAAGCTGCAATATCTATATATGATGGCAAAGAAATATCTAGCTATAAATATGATACGCCTTGTACATACGCTGTACAGTTTACAGTTGTTGATAATAAATTAAATATGTGCGTTACGATGCGATCTAACGATCTCTGGTTTGGTTTCTGTATTGATCAGTATTGTTTCAGTAAACTACAAGAACTAGTGTCAGAGAGAACAGGATATGAGATAGGTACATATTATCATTTTGCACATAACTTACACTTATATGAAGCCCAATTACCTGAGCAAAATACATTAACATCAAGAGCTAGAAAGTATGGATAAAATAAATTATTTTTTATACCATATACCGGGTAAAAAAATAGGTGTTACACGTGATCTTATATCCAGAGTTGTTGACCAACAAGGCTACAGCTTAGACGAAGTAGAAGTTCTAGAACAAAGTACAGATATAGATTATATATCGGACCGCGAGTTAGAACTTCAACAGTCTTACGGCTATCGAGTTGACAGACAGAAATATAAAGATCTATATATTAATAAACCAAAAAACCAAAATAAAATGTATATAAACGCAACAGAGCAGACAAGCACATTTCCAGTACCAGTATCTAAATTAAAAGGAAGATTAATGGACATGATGGGTAAAACATGGGATACGATGCATGGTGAATTTGAAATCAACATGGATACAATTGCTTGGATAATGGATAATGTTAAGACATCCATGTACACTACAGAAAGATCTTACATATATAATAAAGCATTTGCTAAATACTTTCAAATTAAAACTCATGCTGAAGAAGCTGAAAGATTTCCATTTGGTAAAGATGCTTACCAAGCTTATTTAGATACTTTAACAACTAGATATAATGGTAATGGTAACTGGAGATATGACAGCAATGAAAGCGAAAGGTTTCAAAAGATAAGAGACTGGGCAGGCGAAAGAGGTCTTTATACTAAAGGCGATACTAAAACACAGTTTTGTAAGTTGATGGAAGAAGCAGGTGAACTAGGTAGAGCAGTACTAAAAGATGACAAAGAAGAGTTCGTAGATGCTATTGGCGATATGGTGGTTGTATTAACTAACATGGCTCATCTTGGCGGTACAACAATTGAAAAGTGTATAGATACAGCATACAAGGTTATTTCTAAAAGAACTGGTAAAATGGTTAACGGAACATTTGTTAAAGATGAAAAGTAAGACTATTAAATTCAGAGATCCAGTCGTTGAGAACGTTGTGGATAAGTTTGTTACAAGATCTGATGTTGGTTATGCTAAGTATGGCAGAACATTACACGATGAAAGAACTGGCAAACACAAAGACCTAGCTGGTTATTTAAACGATATACAAGAAGAATTAATGGATGCTATTCTTTATATTCAAGCTGCGCGTGAAGAGTTAACTGAAGACAAACAACCTGAAGCTTTCAGGCCACCACATCCTTCACATGCTGGCCAAATGGATCTTGAAAAAGCAATATCAACAGCACAGCTAGACTGGGACGATCATGTCGCGCCGGTTTAAACGAAAGAAAGGTCCGGTAAGATCTAAAAAAGTTAAACATGATGGCATACAATTTGCATCAGGTTTAGAAAAACATATGTACATAGCTTTGAAAAAAGCTAAGATAAAAGCACAATATGAGGGACAAACTTACGAGCTTGTCCCTTCTTTTAACTTCGATCAAGAAGCTTATGAAAGACAAAGTAATGGAAAAGGTGAATACCGTAATCGAGGTAATAAGAAAATACTTAATATTAAGTATACGCCAGATTTTGTGGGAGATAGCTTTATCATTGAATGTAAAGGACGTGCTAATGAATCTTTTCCCATACGCTGGAAGTTATTTAAAGCTTATGTACATAAACACTTACCGAACATTACGTTATACAAACCTCAAAATCAAAAGGAATGCGAAGAAACCGTGAACTTAATTCTTGGGAAAAGAAAGACCTAGCTAGAAGAAAATATGCTGAGCGTAAACTACAAAAGTTTATAGACTGGAGCGTAGAGGCTAAGGGCTGTTTAAAATATAAAGACCTAATTAAATATAGTAAAGAATATGGCCAAACTGACACTATCACCGTATCGAGAGAGAACCCGTAAGAAAAGACCAGGTGTTCATGCTAAAAGCAAAACATCAAATTCTAAAGACAGTAGAAACTATAAGAAAAAATATAAAGGACAAGGGAAATGAAAGAAAGTACTTTGCTAGAAATGCAAAATAAAATAAAAGCTTTAACAAATGTAGTACAAAATTTGTTAAGTGAAAACTTGCAGCTAAGAGATTTATCTGTAGGTACATTGGAAACTTTAAAGCTTATGCCAGGTTATGACGAAGCTATAGAGCAACTAAAAGAAAGTGTAACTAAAAAAGAAAACAAAGATGGAGTTGAGCAACAAGATACTAAGTGATATAACAGTATACATGAAGTATGCTAAATTTGTACCTGAGTTAAACAGAAGAGAAACTTGGGAAGAGTTAGTTACACGTAATAAAAACATGCATATTAAAAAATATCCAAAATTAAAAGATGAAATTGAAGAAGCTTACAAAAGCGTGTATAGCAAAAAGATATTACCATCTATGCGATCGCTACAGTTCGGAGGCAAACCTATTGAGATCTCGCCTAATAGAGTTTATAATTGTGCTTATCTACCTATTGATAGCATTGAGTGTTTTCATGAGATAATGTTTTTATTACTTGGTGGAACTGGAGTAGGCTATTCTGTACAAAACCACCACGTGTCTAAACTGCCTATAGTTAATAAACCTTATGTTAAAAGAACTAGAAGGTTTTTAATTGGTGATAGTATTGAAGGTTGGGCTGATGCAATTAAAGTTCTTATGAAGTCTTATATGGGCGATAAGAGATCATCTAGCGTACAGTTTGATTTTTCTGATATTAGACCAAAGGGAGCTCAATTAGTTACATCTGGTGGCAAAGCGCCAGGACCACAACCATTAAAAGAGTGTGTACTAAAAATTAAAGGTATATTAGATGGTAAAGAAGATGGTACACCACTTTCTACTTTAGAAGCTCACGATATTGTTTGCCATATTGCAGATGCTGTTTTAGCAGGTGGTATACGTAGAGCAGCACTTATTAGTTTGTTTTCTGCTGAAGATAACGAAATGATTGGAGCTAAAGCTGGTAATTGGTGGGAAACAGATCCACAAAGAGGTAGAGCTAACAACTCAGCTGTTCTTATGAGACATAAAGTAACTAAAGACTTTTTTATGGATTTATGGAAACGTGTTGAGCTATCAGGATCAGGTGAGCCAGGTATATACCTTAACAATGACAAAGACTGGGGAACAAACCCATGTTGTGAAATAGCTTTACGACCATATCAGTTTTGTAATCTATGTGAAGTAAATGCTAGTGATATTGAATCACAAGATGATTTTAATGAGAGAGTTAGACAAGCAAGCTTTATAGGTACATTACAAGCTGGTTACACTGATTTTCATTATTTAAGAGATGTATGGAGAGATACGACAGAGAAGGACGCCCTTATAGGTGTATCAATGACAGGAATCGCGAGTGCCGCTGTGCTGCCGTTGGATATGAAGGCCGCTGCAAATATAGTAAAAAGAGAGAATACAAAGACAGCTAAAGCAATTGGTATTAATCCAGCTGCAAGATGTACAACCGTGAAGCCTGCTGGGACTACATCTCTGGCATTAGGAACTTCATCTGGTATTCACGCATGGCATAATGATTATTATACGCGTAGAATCAGAGTTGGTAAAAACGAATCAATGTATAAGTATTTATCAGAAAACCATCCTGAGTTAATTGAAGATGAGTTTTTCAGACCTCATGACACTGCTGTAATTAGTATACCACAAAAAGCACCTAAAGATTCTATATTAAGACATGAATCACCATTTGATTTACTTGAAAGAATAAAGAAGGTTGCTACTGAGTGGGTTAAGCCAGGCCATAGAAAAGGATCTAACACTCATAATGTTTCAGCTACTGTTAGTTTAAAACAAAACGAGTGGGATCAAGCTGGTGAATGGATGTGGAAAAATAGAGACCATTATAATGGTTTATCTGTACTTCCTTACGACGGCGGAACTTATACTCAAGCACCATTTGAAGATATAAGCAAAGTACAATACGATATGGCTATGAAACATTTAAAAGATGTTGATTTAAGTAAGATTGTAGAAACAGAAGATGAAACAGATCTTGCTGGAGAGATTGCTTGCGGAGCAGATGGATGTGAGATAAAATGATAGCATCAGCTATATACGGATTTGTTGCTGCAATACTGGTTCTTGCAATAACATTTATGGTAATAATGCTAACTAGTCGGTTTGCAAAAGCCGGCTATGGCATTATGTACGGAAGTTTATTTATTAAAATGGTAACTTTATCTGCATTTACTTTAGCAGTTAAACCTCATTTAGGCGATGCTATAATATATGCAGCTATTGTTTTAATAAGTATAATGTTTTCTAATGTTTATCTTATAATAAAAATAAAACAATGAGAAAATTAGCAATAATAGGTGGCATAAGCCTAGCTAGCTTTTCAGCTGGCAATATGATTATGCATAAACAAAAAATCAATTTAAATCCTAACACTTTAGCTATAGCTAGTGGAGGTTTTATATTTGCTTTTGGTATTACTTATAGATTTTAAAAATACAATTATGTGTGAAAACTGTCCGGGCGGATTTTGCCCATGGTGTTAAATAATAAAAGGGGAGGTCATTACGACTTCCCCTTTTTGGTTACAGGAACTTTGGGTATGGTGCCCAGTATTTTTTGTTCCTTATCTTCTAAGAGTTTTTCTTTTTAGTTTTCTTCTTTTTATTTTAACATTTCCTCTACTAAAGCTACTTGATTCTTTACTATTAGGCATTATATTCCATTTAGGCCAACCAGCTAACATAGCTACAGTTTGCCAAGTTTCTGCATCTTCTGACATTGCTCCAGAAATATTATCTATTTTGCTATACACTCTGTCTAGCGGTATATTTGCAGTTGCAGATATTACTTTTGCAAAAGCTTCATATGCTGGATTATCTATGTTAAATCCTTTTTTAAATATTTCTTCTCTACGCTTTTTACTATCAAATTGATAAGCAGCTCCTCTAATTTTAGATATTTTACTACTTATAGGTGGAGATATTTGTAATAACTTGTATATAGAGTCAACATACTCAGGTCTATCTCTTCCAGATCTTTCATATATATCAGTTAAAAAGTTTTTAATTACAGCGACTGTAGCTCCAGCTAAACCTAAACCTCTTAATTGAGAATCTAACATACCGTTAGCTGTTCTTAAATACATCTTTTCTTTTTTCTCGTCGTCTTCATCATCTCCAAATCCTAAGCCAAACAATGCAGATTGCAAAGCATTAAATATTAAGTTTTGAACAACAGCGTAGTATATGATCTTGCTGACATGTGTTTTAGCATCACCTCTACCATTAATTAAATCTTGTATAGCTCTTTTCTGTATTCTAGCATATTGCATTGGTGTATTAGCAAATGCTAGTATAACTCTTCCCAAATCACTAGCTTGTTGAGCAGATATTTTACTTGGATCAGATGACTGTTGAGATATTTCAGCTGTTTCTCTCCACTCTAACATAGCTTGCTTTTTAGCATCAGCTTCAGACATGCCTTGGTTTTCTATCAAATCATTTATTCTGTTACGATAAAATGTAGCACCACCAGAAGCAATCGCAAAGCTATCAGCAAATTGCGTAGGTAAAAATCCTTTTTGTAATATATAGTTAATAGCAGCTTTAGCTTTGTTTTTACTAGTTGCAGCAGCGTCAGCTATTTCACTTTCGTTTATATTTAATTTAAGACCGTTTCGTCTATCCATTAAGTAATCAGAATTTATTAACTCTACAAAATCTTTCCAATATTGTTTTTGATTAGCAAATGCAGCACCAGCTTTTATAGGGTTGTTAAAACTCCAGTTTAAAAAGTTTATAGCAGATATAGTTTGAAGAACTGCTGATCTAGTGTTAAAGAACATTATAGCACCAGTAGAATTATTTATATAATCTAAAACCCTATTACTAAGTCTATTACCACTAAATATTCTGTTTTTACCAGACTTCATTCTACCTAGTACATTTTCCATAGCTTCTCTATACTTAGATCCATAAGCTGCTTCTAGCTTGTTTAAATTCTCTTTACTAAATATTAATTCAGCATTAGCTGTGTAACCAGACTGCTCTAAGTACTTAGCTCTTTTAACAGTGTTTAATACATCAATTAAATCAGTTGTTATTGTACCAACCAACCAGTTTTCACCTGGTTTAGCGTAACTATCACCTTTAGTTATACTAAATATTTGATCTGCAAATACTTTTAATACACCATCAGAATTAACTAAATCCAATAACTCGTTTAAATCTGTTTTAGATATACCAGGAACGTCAAAACCAGCTTTATTAAACAAGTATACTCTTACAGCTTGTTCTTTAGTAAAACCTGAATCAGTCTTCTTTCTAAGATCTTTAGGAACTTCTAAAGCTTTTTTAAGAGTTTTAAAGTCTTCCATTAATTGAAGTCTATCAGCAGATATGTTTTCTTGAGCTCTAGCATATGGATCAAGTAAGTTTTGTTTAAACCAAGCCATTTGGCTATCACCTAACTTACCCTTACTTAGTAATGGATATATTAATCCCATAAAATCTTCAGCTGAATAAGGTATAAAGAATTTTTTATTACCTTTATTAGCTCCTCTTACTTTTGCCTTAGCTTCTGAATATACTTTTTCCGATGCTATTCCTGCAGTTTGTTCTATTATTTTATTAAAATCTTCATTAACAGATTTACTAAATTTAATTTTAGCTTGTTGAACTTTAGATTTAACATCGAGAACAGACATAGCGTTTTTGACAGCTTTTACATTTTGGTACGCGTCATCTGCAAAATAAAAATCATTATACCCTTCTGCCGCTTTTTCAACCATCCAGTTAGCTTTAGCTTCACCTGTAGAGTTACCTAAACCAGTTATATTTTCTAATGGTATATTTAATCCTACACTATCTAAAAATTCTTTAATAGCTACTTGAGCTTCAGGTGCTCTAGCGGTTAAAACAAATACATCTTCAGTTCCTCTAGCCGCTTGTATCTTCTTAGCTATATCTAATAATGGACCAGGTTTACCTTTGGTTACTTTGTTAAACTCAGAAAAATCAAATACATAACCTTCGTCCAATAAATCCTTACCTTGCTTAGCAAACTCCTCAGCATTTAACTTACCTTCTGTTCCGTTAGGCGTTGTAAATAAAACATCTGATTTAGTAGTTGCTAATGTATCATCAAAATCAAATACTCTAATTTTTTTAACAGGAGCATTAGGATATCTTGATACTTTTAAGGCTTCATCAATTGTTTTAGCATATCCAATAATTCCTTCGTTTGTAATGTTTTTATTAAATTTTACAACGTTGTTAGATAAATCTTTTATATTAACACTTTTAGAAAACTTTTTTAATTTTTGTATATTGTTATTTGTTAAATTACCATTAGAATCTATGCCTAATTCTTCAGTGAAAGTTTTATTATTTAACCCCTGTATAGAAGAAGGATCTATACCTCCTTGTATTTTTCCTATAATTTCATCAAAATACCTATTAAACCAAGAATCTGTTACAATGCTCCAACCTTTACCCATACTAGTAGTTCTTCCAGCTCCTTTTATTTTAACTTTATCATCGTAATTGTCTAAAGCTATTAATTTAAAATTTTTAATAACTAAATCATACATAGTTTCAAAATCAGATTTTGTAAAATTTTTGTCTAAAGAAGCTATTAAAAGATACAAGTAAGCTCTAGTAGCTGGCATAGCGTGTTCCCATTCGTAAAGCTTGCCTTCGTAACCAATAGGATTTTTAGACCATCCTAGCATTTCAGCGCCCATTCTATGAGGATGCGTAACATCAACCCCTACTAAACTAAAATAATTACCCCAAGCTTTAGCATTTTTATTATTTTCTCTTATAGACTTAAAAACTCTCTCCCAAAGCTGCTTGTGCATACTCAAGTGCATTGCATTTATTTGTTTTATATTTTGAGTTATTTTATTTTCACCTTTACCTCTTGTTTTACCTTTTTCATTAGTTTTAGATATTTCTCCTGGCGTTGATCCAAAATATTTTGAGTAAGTTATACCATATTTATAATCTTTCGCTTTTCCAGTAAAAGGTTTACCGTATTTTATTTTTTTATTTTTTAAAAAATTATCTCTTTTATTAACAAAATACTCATCAGTTGTTGTTTCTATACCGTCAACTTTTATTTTAATTTTGCCTTTTTTAGCTAATATCCTATTACTTGGTCTTAAAACTGTTTTGGTTATTAAGTCTTTTGGTAAGTTAGGTACCCATACTTTTTCTACATCAGTAAAAAAATCATCTATAGATGTTTTACTATCATGCTTGTAAGTTTTATCATTTATATAAGTGCTTAGTAATTGATCTATATTTTTAATTTCACCTTCAAATTCTGGATTAACTTGAACAGTTAAATCCTCAATATTTTTTACAGCTTTATTAAACTTGAATCCTTCAGGTCTTTTTACTTTTTCAGATATTTTAGGTTTAATATCTTTAGGAACTTCTTTACCTTCTATCTCTTGTATTTCTTTAAACTTTTCAAATACTTTAGGATCTTCTATAACTTCCATTGTAGCATCTAAAGCCATTTCATCTGCTATAGTTTCTGATAATGCAGTTTTTCTAGTGCCTTTAGTCGATGCTCCTACATCTTCACCTAAGAAATAATTAATAAATTCTTCTTTATTAAAAGGTTTCTTTTTAAACACACCTTTACCAACAGCTGTTTTTTCTCTAACTTGTCTACCTTCTTTATCTAATACAGGCTCTGAAAAAGTTTGAAATCTTTTATTAATAGTTTCTTGAGGTATAGATTTATATAATGTTTCAGCATTGTTAGTCACAAACATTTTAAAATCTGATCTAGTGCCCATTAAAGCATTAATTTCTTTTTTAAGTTCTCTTTTATAGCTATCAGATAAAGCTTTCTTAAACTTAGGATCTGTGACTTCTGGAAGCTTTGTACCAAATGTTTTAACTACGGCATCTTTAACTTTGTTATAAAGATCAGAACCTTTTTCAATATTAAGCTTTTTTCTTAAACTTCTTGGTACTTTTTCTTCCTTAGTTTTAACTTCTATCTCTACTTCAGGAGCTGCTATATCTACTCTTTGAGATACGTCTTCAGTAAATGATTCGCCTAAAATCTTCTGAGAAGCTTCAATCATTCTTTTGGGTAGCTGTTTATTTATAAAACCAGCTAATGGGGCTACTGCTTTGCCAGCCGCTTTTTGTTTTTTAACATAAGGCCCATATTCTCTTATAAGACCTAATATACTTCTTTGTTTATATTTACCTGTTTCTGGACTTGGTTCTTTAGATATTAATCCAATTTCAATTTCACTAGTTAACAGCTCTCTGTCAAAATTAGGAGCTTCACTTCTTTTTTGAACAAGTTTATTTACAATAGGTTTAAACTCCTCTATAATATCTAGTGCTCCAGCTACTCCTTGGTCTTCGTATATTTTTTGAACATTATCAGACGCAGCTTTTGAAAGTTTAAATATTTCATCTTCATCATCTGGTAAAGCTAATTTAACACCCTCTTGTATGTTTGATTGGTAATTCTTAATAAAATTAAATACATCGTTAGCTGTTTTTAAATCAAACATCCAGCTAGAGTCACCAAATATGTCTTTAGATATGCCATTTATAAAGTCTTTTATTGAAGGCATAGTTTCTATATCTTCAAGTTTTAAAGCTCCTATGGCAACAGCATTGTTCATCTGTGCCATTATTTCTTCAGCATCTGCAGTAGCTTTACCTCTTTCTCCAGATTTTAAAACAACTTTTCCTTTACCACCTGTTTTGTATCTATTAAATCTAGAAATTAAATCATTGTAATCTTGCTCACTAATTTTACCTAACTCAAATTTATTTTTTATAACTTCAATAGCTTGGTCTACAGCTTTGGTAGCTTCCTCACTTAGCATACCGTCTTTATCAACTATATTTTTAGCTTTGTTTTGTATATGAAATAATTCTTCTATTGGAGCTGCCGCAGCGTAGCCAGCTTCAGTAAGTATACCTGATATACCTATTTGTGTTATAACTACATTTTCATTTATTAATATATTGTTACCAATAGCAGATGCATTGTTTCCTGTCTCAGCAAAAGCTTCGACTTGAGCTAATTCTTCTTTACTTAAGTCAGTTAAATCATTTCTCCAGTTTTTATTTTTAGTATCTACAACTATAAATTTACCATCTTTAGGCATTAAAGTCATAGCTACATTTTTATAAAAATCATAAAGACCAAAATAATATTCAGCATTTAAATTAACAAAGTTTTCACCTAACTCTTCTCTTAATTCTTTAATTTTACTCCTATCTTCTTTTAATCTTTTATTTAGTAAATCTTCTCTTCTTTTGTTAACACTGTTATATTGATCTTCTATTTGTTTTCTAGCTTTTCTACCACCTTCAGATAACTCTCCAGTTTTACCAAGCTCAAACATTTGGTTTTTTAACTGCCTCATTTGTCTAGCTAAGTCAGCAGATTCAACTACTTCTTCGTTAGTCATAGAATTTAACTTGGTCAAAGTCATACCATCTGCAATAGCTAATTTATTTAGCAACTCTCTTCTTCTTTTTCTTAAAGCTGTTTTTTCAGGCCCTGACTCTAAAGCTCTAAATTGTTCTTGTAGCTGTATTAATTCAACTACGTCATCTTGGTTATTTAATATTTCTTCGCGTGTAGTAAACTCGTTTTTTAACATGTTACGAGTATTACCCATAGTTTTAGGCGCCATTATGGCAAAAGAAGTTACAGCAGTATTAGCTAAAAACTCTTTGTCTATGCCTTCTATAATAGATTTATCCTCTTTTAAAGCTAATATATCTATTAAGTTGTGCGCTACTTGCGTTAAAGTTTCTTCAGCTTCTTCTATAGCAATAGCTTTACCAGCATTTTTACTTATTCCAGATATAGCCTTACCAGTAGTATTAGCAGCAAAGTTTAAAGGTGATGCATAAGCTCCAGCCTTAAACTGTTGTTTACCTATTTTAGAAGCTAATTTACTTGCGCCATTTATAATTCTAAGAGAACCTAAAGTCTCTGCTAATGTAGCAGCAGTACCATAAGCATAAGATGTAAAAGCTTTTTGAGCAAAACTATAATTAGATATTCTTTCTAAATCTTCATAGTCTTCTTGCATCTGCATTTTTTTAGCAGGATCTAGCTCTTCTTCAATTTGCTTTTTTAACTTTGGTAAATTTTCCAAAGCTCTACCTTGTTGAAATTCTAAGTCGCCATATCTACCACCGCTTTCACCAACAAAAAATATTCCTTGAGCTGTTCTTGTTCCAGCAGTTACTAGTTTAGCAGCTGCGTTTCTAGCTGCTTTTTCACCAGCTTTAGTAGCTGTCTTTATCATTATACCACTTTTTATAGCAGCTCCACCTGGCACAAACGTAGTTATAATAGATGGTGAGTTATTAGCTAAAGCTTCTCCAAACCAATCAAAAAAGTTTACATTTTCACTTTCTATATCATCTAAAGTTATATTATCTGGTATAGTAGTTTCTCTTTTTTCAGCTAACTTTGAATTATAATCTCTAGTTGTTTGAACTATAGATTCTGTAATGTTATCTATTATAGCACCATTAGCAGGATTAGCTAATACTTTTCCTCCCTTCAATAGTAGTTGAGAAGTTAAAGATCCAAAATTTAAAAGTCCTCCAACAAAAAACTCTTCTAAAGCCATGCCTGTTCTAGCGCTTAAGCTATAATCCAATCCTAATTGCTTTTCTATTATAGCTTTTGCTTGTACATCTCTAGTTTCATTATTAAATTTATCTAAATTTAATTCATTTAACTTTTGTTGTTTAGCTAAATTATCATAAATAGTATTTAATCCTTTTTGCTCATATTCATCTTGAAGTTTTTCAGCCTCAGCTAATAGTATTTGGTATTCTTTTATTTGAGTATCAGTTCCGTCTTTTACATTGCCACTTGGTATATTTTTTTCAATATTATTTATTTTTTCTATAACATTGTTTATACCTTCTTGATATGGCTTAGCTTGTTCTATATAAGAATTATAATCTTCTTTTAATTTGTTATTGTTTTCTATTAATATTTCTCTACCTAAATCTAAACTTTTTGCAGCGTCTTCAACATTTTTATATTTTTTATCAGTACCAAATGGACCCATTAAATCTTTAAGTTCTTCAGGAACATTTCTTAAAAACAATTGAGTTTCTTTTTTATATAAATTATTTAAACTTTGATTTTTAGCTGCTTTTATTTCCGCTTCATCACCTGCACTTGAAGCTTCTAAAACTCCAGTTTTTTGGTAATTATTATACTCTTCTAATTTTTCTGGACTTAAATATTGATCTATTGGTTGGTATTTTTTACCTACTCTTTTACTTCCACTGCCTATATAAAACTTAGCTTCTTCTTCTGTTAAAAAACCCTCTTTTAAACCTTTTTCTCTGTATTCTTTAAAAGTTAAGTTTTCATAAAAATCTGGTTCAACATTAGGATCAGTAACTATAGAAACAGGCCTTTGGTCTAGTTTAAAATAATTTTTAGCTGTTTCTTCAGTTATTTTTTCTTGTGGTATATTTTTTAAAGATGTTTCTAGATTACTAAATATTTCATTAGCTTCTAGCTTTTTTCTTTTTTCTTTGTTTTCAGGTTTAATATATTCTTCAAAAGCTTCTTTTTCTTCCATTAGAAACTCTCCTTTATCCCATCTTTTATTTCTTTCAATTATTTCTTCTGGAACTTTAGCTATCTCCGGTTCTAATATAACTTCTTCGTCTTTATCTTCAATATTTATAGGATCAGGCGATGATATTAAATTAAAAAAATCATCTTGACTACCATCATAACCGTCGCTTGAAAACAAATTATAAGAATAATTTAAAGCATCTTTATTAGTAGAAATTAAATTTTTATAATCTTCAATAGAGCCGTTATAGCCATCTTGAGAAAATAAACTATAGGAATATTTTAAAGCTTCTTCGTTCATTTATTTGTATTAAATTGAGCAGCACCGCCTTTACTTGTTGCGCCTTCTTGCTCTTCTAAAAAGTTTTCGTAGTCTTTATTCATAACTATAAAAGTATCGTAATCAACTCCTTTTTCATCTTTTCCTCCTGGTAAAAACGTTTTAGCTAAAGCTGTTCTAAGTTTTAGCGGAGTGTTTATATCACTAAGATCCCTGTCTGCAATGCCTGGGTAAAAAGCGTCTAGTTCTTCGATGCCTTCTTGAGTAAAGTTACCATCTTCATCTGTAAATTCGCTCATAGAATCAACAGCTATTTTAATATCTGAATACTTTTTTCTAGCTGTTAAAAAGCTTTCTGTTTCATCCTGACCATACTTTTCACCAACTTGATTTTTAAATTTAGGAGCTAATTCTTCTTCAAGCTCTTTTTGAAACTTAATTTCTTTAAGTTTTTGCTCTTTTTCTTTGAGACTCATTTTTCTTAAATCAAGAGCAGACGGGCCTTGTATTTCTTTTGTAGTTGTTTTTGTAGTTACTACATCTTCAGGAAACTTTTGATCTATCATGTATTGTATTACAGCTTCTCTAGTTGCTGGTTCTTGCATTTGTAAGTCTTTACCCCAAGGATCTTTTTTGTCAGAATCAGATATACCATAGTTAGTAAACATCTGGTATGTAGATTCATTTACTGGTATAGGTATATTTCCACTTCTCAATCTTTCTTCGTATTTTTGCCTAGCTAAAGTATAATTTGTTTTTTCCTCGCCAACTAATTCTATTCCTTTATTTACTTTTTGTATAACTTCTTTACTTACTAAAGCATTCAAACCTTTAGACGCCAAGGCATCTGCTTCATTTATTTGTGGAGTATAGTCACCTGCGTATTTAACTAAATCAAAACCATCTTTTTTAGCTTTAACATATGCATTACCATTAAAAATATCTTTACCATTTAATTGAGCTATTATGTTTCCGTTTTGCGTTCTAAAAGAAACACCTGGACCGCCTTTACTTGCCGCATCGACAAAGTCATAATAATTAGGGTCGTTACTTCTAAGAAGCTTTTTGAAGAAGTCTTGGCTTGACGATTGATTTTCTTTTAAAGTCTCACCTTCAGCGTCTATTAAACCCATTAAAGCAGGTATAGTTTCTACTATTTTGTTAACTTCACTAGCCTTCTTTAAATAAGCAGATCTATCCCCTTCAAAAGAAGCTATATCTAGCTTATAAAGCTCATCAACTTCATTCATTAATTGCTGTTGCAAACTGTCTATAGCTGTCGTGTCTGACATACCTTCAGTATCTCTAAGACTATCTAAAGTTTCTTGCCTTCTTAAAGCTGCGGTGTTTTCAAAGTCTCTAACAGCTGTTTTTCTATCACCAATAGTTTTTTCAACAGATTCAATACCTGCTAATATGTCAGCTGATGGATCAAAAAACTGGCTTGAGCCTGGTCTTCTATATGAGCCTCTATAAGCTTGTCTTCTAGGTCTTCTCCTGTTAAAATCGTCAAAGTAATCTTCGTCTACCATAATTTATTTTTTTTTTAAATCCATCCTGCTCCTGGAACCCACACAGCGCCCGCATAAGGAGAAGGCATATTAGCCGGCGGAGTAGGGCTATTTATACCTGAAACAGAGTTCATACCAGATCCACCAGTAGTGCTTTGGTTAGAACTTGTGTCACCACTACCACTATTGTTGTTGGCACTGTTGTTAGTGTTTTCACTTTCATTATTTTCATTGCCAAAGTCTGTAGCTTCTGGGTTTATAAAAGATTTAACAGCTCCACTAGCCATTGAAGTTAAAGAACCGACACCTGTTGCAAAACCTTGTTGTCTTCTAGCTGCTTCAATATCTGCCATGCCTTGCAGTCTATCAAGTTGAGCCATATCTCTTTTTTCTTGTGCTTGAAAAGCAAAACCAGCGCCCCTAGCTTGCGCCATTTCCATTTGTTGTTGGCCTTGAGCTTGTAATTTTTGGTTTTGAGCTTCTTGTCTTTGTATATCAGCCGCAACACCTTGCTTAGACTTTAAAGCAGCTTGAGCTAAAGCAGTTGCCCCACCAGCTCCAGTTTGTCTTAAATTGTCTAATGTGTTTGCTAAAGCTATATCTGTTTGATCAGCTTGCATTTCAGCAGCTTTAGTAGCTACTTGTAAATTAGCATAAGGATTAGTAACATTAGCATAAGGATTTATAACTTTTTGTCTATTTTGTTCTAAAGTTTTTATATCGTCTAAGTACTTCTGTTGTTGTTCTTTAGCTTTATAAGCTTGATTAAAACCAATAATAGCTGGAACAATTTTAGTTGCTTGTGTTATTAAATTACCTTTTTGATCAGTGCTTAGACTGCTTAGAAATTCTCCCATAATACTTTATCTTGATGATACTACAAATTCTGTTGAGACAGCAAACAACTCTTTAGTTCCACCTGGATCTGTAGTTGCATCTGTCGATACTTTTACTGTTGCTAAATAACCTTTAATGCCTGTTGTAGCATCACCAAAGAATACTTCATTTGGTCTAGCTACGCTATTATTTATTAAGTTAGCAAAATATTTATTTTCTTTTCTATTAAAACCTGCTCTATAAGGTACTCCACCTTCGTTGTATAAACCTTCTTCATAACTTCTTACTAGTTTAGCAGAGTCGTTGTATTGCTGTTGTGAACCTGCTTGTAAATCAAACCCTTCTGCATCTGATAAAAATGATTCAACTTGCCAGCCGTTACTACCTTCGTAATTAACAGTTTTAAAATTCTTTATTATACTTGGGCTAGCATTAAATATAAATTCTATACTAGAATTAGAGGTAACACCATAAAAGGTGCTTCTAATATGCCCAGGTGTTTGATCATAATGCTCATATATTTCAGCATCATAAAAGCTATAGTATTTGCTTTTTAAACTACCAGCAAAATTAGGCTCGTAAGTAAAGAAACTAGTCCAACCATTTATATCGTCTTCAAAACTTAAAGTGCTATAAGTGTCAGGCGTTACAGTATCTTCACTTTTATTCTGTATAGATAATACATAGTTTTTGTTGTGAATGTCCCATCCACCTATTATTTTATCTTTTATAAACTTAGTAAAAGTAGTATCTTGACCAATAGTTGGAGTTCCAGGATCGTTACTTAAGTATAATATATTTGCATTGACTATGCCTGTTATAGTAGCTAAAATAGGTGAACCACTTGTTTGAGGTATAGAAACTAACATACCTTTTTCTAAATTAGTTAAAATATTTGAAGGACTCAATGTTAATCTAGCTGGATTAGCTCCAAAACCTGCTATAACGCCTGTAAATGTAAATTCTTTAAAATTGTTATTTATTTTAGCAAATTCTTCTCTAAAAAAAGTAGACATACCATATTGAGATATCTCTGTTAAGCCATCTCTTGACAACCTCATTACAGCATTTCTATATTTATCTGTAAAATATCTTCTATATCCAAAGTTAGCAAAAGTTTCTGGGTTTTTACTAATGCCATACTCACCCACATAAGGAGTTATTTGGCCTATAACTAATTTAGTTGAACTAACTGGAGTTCCAACGCCTTCTGCAGAGTAAATAGCATCTTTATCTATTAAAGCATTGCTTACTTTATTTTCTTGAAATATAGCTAAGTTACTGTCTAAAGCATGTATTTTCTGTATAGAACCATTTACTGGATCAACGGCTTTAGTTATTTCTTCACCTATTGGAAATACATTTGTTTCATTAACATCTGTAACAGAGTTATATAACCCTGAGTATATTAAAGCATTACTTCTTCTAGTTTGTTCATTAGAGTCTTCTCTTAAATAAGCTCTAACGCCATAACCTGTTTCCGTATTATTGTAACCACCTCTAATTCTAGACTCTTCTATAATCCAGTTTCTCTCGTTAGTTGTATCAGTTCTACCAGGTGGATTACCAGCTGAACTTGGAAATAAAGGGTAATCAAAAGTACTTCCAGTAGGATTATTAGGTAAACCAGGAAATACAGGTGCATATTCAGCTAAACCACTAGTCGTAGCATTAATATTCTTTTTAAGTACAAAAGCATTGAAGAATTTTATTTTAGCCATATTTATATAGTCACTTGTTATTAGTTGAATATTACATCAAAGTCATTAGATAAAGTGCTTAATCCGTTTCCGTTAGCATCTGTTATTTTAAGCTTGTAAGCACCGTCAACTGCTTGTGTAGTAGACTTTATAGTTCTAGATTGACCAGAACCAGTATTTGGAGTTACATAAATTTCTGGATACAAAGCACCTGTAGTAGATTCTACAACAGTTATAAAAAGCTGTTCTTTATTTCTATTATTATCAGCTGAACCATTTAAAAAGCTGTTAGCTGTCATTGTAAATAACTCTTCTCCTTTATCTTCTCTAACAACTACTGGAGGTTGGTTAATGAAAATAGGTGCTATATTTTGTAATTGACAATTTATTAATTGTACAGGAGCATTAGTATATAAAGGATCAGGAGATGCTGAAGTATCTGTAGCTAGCAAGTTAAAAGTGTAGTTTTCATTTATACTAGCATTAGAATTAAATACAAATTCAGAGTTGGTTTGTATTTTGTATTTAGTAACAGCACCAGAGTTATCAGTTAGTATTTGAAACTCACTAGATCTATTAGCTCCAGTACCATCTATTACGTTGTCAATAGCTAAACTAGAGTCAGTAGTTAATTTGTTTCCACCTGCGTCAACTAATTCAAAAAATAAAGTAGCATCAGATATACCAGTGTTTGCTTCAGTGTGTATATATTGTATATTTTGACCTTGCGAAGTATTATTTCCAGCTGTATCTTCTACTCCTGTTGGTGTAGTAGAAACAACTTCATTATTTAAATCTGATATTAATCCAGATGTCGATGTTTCCCAGTATATGTCTAAAGCTGATTTTGTAGGTTCAGTTTCAAAAACACCTAAATCTTGCCAAGGTCTTTCTATCATTAACTTTGCTTGTGTAGTTGAAGTTACAGTAGCGCTAGGCACAATTTCACTTACATATTCTGGAGTTGTTCCTATTTTAAAATCAGTTTCTATTTTAGCTATAAATGGATTTGATTGAGCATTAAAAAATATATCGTAAAAATTAATTATATATTCATTATTATTCGGTTCAGTGGCAAAATAAGGGTAAAAAGGTTGTGGAACTTCACTGCTTGTTGTGCTGTTTATTACTGGATTCTGCCTACCTTTAGTAGTTGTCCAAGATCCTAACTCTCTAAAAGGCTCTATAGAAACTACTTTTTCTCCTTGCTTGCTAACGCTTGATTGAGTATTGTAAGATCCATTTGCACTAGAATATATTGGATTAACTCTATTGTACAACAATACTCTACTATCAAAAGTAGTGTCACTAGCCCCTACGTCTTTAAGTTCTCTTGGAACTTTATTTATATTATCACCAAATAAATTTAATAATGTTATTCTATTATTACTATGAAAACTAGGTAAATATTCATTTATTCTACCGACAACATCATTTTCAAAATCTATATTAGAACCACTACTACTTCTCCATTCAGGAGCTACGTCCCATATTAACTCACCAGCTAAAGCACCTGGAGTATACACATTGTAATAATCTTGCTCTTGTTGTTTAACAACTATTCTATAGCTATAATAACCTAAAGGATTTGTTTCAGAGTATAAACCTGGATAGCCTTTTTTTGATAAGCTGCTAGGTACTTCACCTCTTAATGTAAATTCTATGTAGTTGCCCCAAAAACTAACGCTATCTGATCCAAAGTTACTATATGGAGCATATATTGTTGAATTTTTATTACCAGAATTAATACTTTCTTCGTTGTTTAATAAAACGTTAGAAGCTCTACCATATCTATCAACTAATACTACGCCAACTTGGTAACTTCTATTTTGTTTTAAAGTATGCGTTGGGAACTCAACAGTTAAATCTCTATTAGCTTCATCGTTATCGGAAGATCCAGATGGATAAGTTTTTTCATTATATATTAAGTCATATTTCAGACTATCTGGAGAACTGTGCTTGTCTAGAAAATTACCATATATAACTCTATTACTTACAATCTCTTGTGTTAAAGCTCTAACAGGCACTCTATCGTGTACTCTAATTAATTCTGCTTCTGGCAAAGTTTTAATAGGCTTTGTAGACAAATAATTGTACTCGTAGTTAGTTGAGCTTGTTAAAGTAGAAACACTAACATCTTCTATAACTCTTACAGCTTGTTCATCAGAGTTTTTTACTAATATTTGTATTTCTTGTATTTTTAACGCATCTTTAAGTAGGTTTCCTCTATAAGGTAGAGTAGTATTAAGCTTTACTTGGTCAACTCTGTTTTCCATAAACTTAACATTACCTGATTGCAATGTAATGTCTTCGTCGTTGTTTACAAAATACCCAAACTGTTTAGGTACAAAAGCTGATTGAGTAAATGGAGCCATTAAAGAATATTCTCCATCATCATATTTAAATCTATAGCTAAACTTAGAAAACTTATCTTTTAATAACCTAGTATCTCCTTTGTAGTCAACATCGTAATCTTGATTACGTCTTTGTATTTTAATTTTTAAAGTTCCCGATCCTAGACTTAATCCTGATTGTATATTTACAGATTGTGTCGCAACTGAAACAGCTATATAACCTCCGTTTTCGTCATTTACTGTTACTAAGTCGCCATTATTGACATTGCCAAATAAATCAAAATTATCTGAAACAGTAGAAGGGGTAGTGTAAGTTCCGGCTAGAGTTATAGCTCCAGTTGATTGGTTATATGTTCCAGTTGTTATTATATGAGCTGGTAAATACTCTTCAGAGTTGGATATTAGCGTGCTATTATCAGAAGAGTCTAAAAAACTAAAAGGCTCTACAGGTGCGAATTTAGCAACTGAAATATGGTCTTCGTTATAGTAGTAAGGATTATTAGTTCCAGAAAACTCATAACTATTATCAAAAGCTTTCTGTATATTTATTTTTCTTGGTTGGTTTCTATTATCAGTCCAAAAAAGTAAATTTTCTAATAAACTTATATTTATTATTTGGTGTGTTTTAGAAAAATTAAGAAAGTTTCCAGCTATTAAAACTCTTTTTTCATTAGTTAGTACGTTATATTGAACTATATAGCAAGCAGCACCTTTAGCATTGAAAGTAGTTTGTGGTGGTGGCTGCGGGTTACCTGGCGGTTGATAAGTAGTTGTTATATCTCCAGGCGCAAAATTACTTAACCTATCATTAGATGAATCTGCATAATCAGTTAAAAATAAAAATATTCTATCATTAGTTACATCCATGAAATAACCAATAATATCTAAACCATTTAAAACAACATCTCCATCTGTAGCATAATACTTAGCGTTGTTTTTAGCGTCTTCTAAGTAACCTAAATCTGTTTTTAAACTTGTTAACTTTCTATTACCTAATATATTTTCCAAAGCTCCAACATCCGCACCTTCAGATCTACTAATACTAACATTTTTAGCGTCTCTATATTCACCATTTGGTATAAGTCTAGAGTCTAAGGTTTTATTCATCTTAGACTTTAGAAAAGTATTTTTAATTTCTGGCATACTTAATGTTTAATCCATTTAGATTTGTTTCTAAACACTTGAGCTATCTCTTCTATCTTTATGTTGCTTAAACGTATTTTAGCGTTTCTAAGAGCGCTAGAACGATCTCTTTTAAATCTATTTACTACATATTCTGGAACACCTGCTCTACCTGACAATATAGAATAAGCTATATGCATGTACATTGCTTGCTCTGCCATTTTAGGTAATTTCATATCTAAGTCAACGGCTAAACCGTCGGATATATATTCTAATATTATTAATTTACCTGCTAAGTCGCTTGAAAAAGAAAACGTACCTGTTCTTTCGTTTATAGTAAACATACCATTTACTTGAGCTTCTTCAGGCTGTAATCCATATCTTTGGCCTATTAAACCTTCGTTAAAAGGATATCTATAATCATCTGGTTGAAAGTCTGTAGTTAAAGATCTGTTTTTCCATCTTTCTTCAGTTAATGATTGCTGTGAAAGTAAGTTAGCACCTGTTTGATCTTGAGTAGGTTCACCAGTGTCATCTTGTATTGGAAGTTCAGTTGGATTAGAAGTAACTCTAGTTGGGTATATAATATGCTTAGCTCCAGCACCGTCTACCCAAGAGCATTTAACATAGTTTACATAATCTTGTGGTATTATTATAGATAAGCTAGGTGGTATAGTTAATTCTTGAGATTTAATAACTTTTAAAGTATCATAACTAAATTCTTGTAAACCTCTTTTAGCATGAAACATTACATCAGTTCTTTTAGCAGATGGTATTAACTTGCCAGCTCCAATATATGCTACTATAAAGTTGTTTATAATATCATCTAGACTTATATATATGTAGCTACCGTAATTATTTCCAGTGTAATATTCAGCATTAGTTTCTGTTATAAGTCCCATTTATTATGATTTTTCGTTTACTTCTTCTTGTTGTACTTTCGATGCGGCAACTTGTACGATTTGTGGATCTCTTATTACGACACCTTGGTATAATAGCATTTTTAAAACTACTTCAGTTTGCTCTGAATTATGTAATTCAAAATTTATAGAATTAGCAGAGTCATAAACTAATTGACCTAAACTACCAGTTGTATAAGCCCAGTTAACATCAGTTGGTTTTTTAACATACTGCATTTTAACATGCGTAGGATCAACTATTGTATCTGGATAAACTAAAGCTTTATTGTCTTCGTATAAATATATTGGGTAATTAGTTGTAGGTGCAGTTAAAGGAGCTTTTCTAATATTGTATATTTCAGCTCTACCTACTCTTTGTATTTCTTTATATGTACTAGCATTTGGTTCATAAGTAATTGAACCTAGTCTATACAACTCAGAAGGAGTTGTAAAAGGATTTGTACCACCAATAGTTTTTTCAGCTACTGTTTGGTCGTTTTCAGTTTTAAATTCTGCAATTTTTTCATCTGTAATAGCAACTCTATCTGAATATTCTACATCAGACTGTGGTATACGTAGCTGTTGATTTAAGTCTTCAAAGTAAGCCTCAAATATTTCTCTTTGTACTTGGCTACCTATTTTATTAAATTCATCAGGTGTCATATAACCCCTTTGTTCTTTATTTAAAATAAGTAATACAGTTTTATATACAGTATCTACGCTTATTGCCATTTTTAATATTTTAAAAAGAGGCTACTAATGTAGCCCCTTGTAATTATAGTCACTTGTTATTTTAACTTTTTCTGGATAGATTTATAAACCTCTACGCCTTCATCAGTTTTAAACCACGCAGCTAAAGCTGAATATGGGTTTTCATCAAAAGGAACGTTCATAAGTTTTCTACCATTACTAGCCCAAGTAAATGTTCTTTGATCTTGAGATAGCTTCATAATGCCTTTTTCGCAGGCGATTATACCAAAGTTTCTTAATTGAACATTTTCATCGTTGGCTAGTTCAATAAATAGTTCAGGGCTTTTTTCAGCAAAAAGCATTAAATCTCTTTTTAATTCTTTACTACTCATCTTGCTAACGGCGTTACCTAACTCAACTCTTAATATAGCTTCAGCATCGTCAATTTCCATTTCTCTAGCTATATTTAAAGCGTCTATTTTAATTTCTATATCAACTATTTCGTCTTTAGCTATTTCTTTAGCATCCCATTCTTCGTATATTAAACCTTTTTGAGGATGGTATAAAGACAAAAGTTTTTGTAAAGATTGATTTTTTTTGTTTACAAATAAAACTCCATTTCTGAATACTACATGACCTAAAGTAGCTACACCTTTTTGTTCATCTACTAAAGGTGAGTTTTGATTAGTAGCATATCTAATTTCTTTATTTTCACCTGTTTCTTCATTGAACCAGAGCAAAGGAAGTTTTCTTGTATGTTTACTTGGTAATCTATATGTTAAAGGAGAAATATGTTTTAAAATGTATTTTCTATCTTTTATTTCCCAAGTATTTTCTTTAACTTTGTTTTTTATTTTTTTTGTTTCCATAATATAATATAATATAATAATAAATAGCTAGAGCGCTTTCGCGCCCTAGCATTTTTTTGCTTTTTATGCTTGGTTAAACAATACAAAATTGTTTGCACCTTGAACACATAAGCATCTCTCAGATAAGAAATGTACAGTCATAGCATCCAATGAAGATGTGAAAGCACCACCAACAGAACCAGTGATCCATGATTTCATTCTTCTATCATCTGCTTCAGAAGCTCTATATCTTACATGTAAGAAAGGACGTCTGATATTTTGACCTAACATTTGATCATAAACAGTAGATGTTCCAGCAGGTATTAATATACCTTCTACGTTTCTTCTTCCTGGAGTACCAGTAGGATCGTATTCAATACCACCAGTAGCAGAATCATTTAGATATTTCCAGTCAGTTTTATAAAAGTCATAAGAACCTCTTCTAAAACCAGAGAAACCAAAATTAAGTGCCATTTCAGCTTCGTTGTCAAAAAGACCATAAGAAGCACCATTACCATCTGCGCCTTGAGTGCTACCATTTACTTGAGCAATCATATTGTCTATTTCTAAAGCAACAGTTCTATTTAAGAAAAGCATATTTTCTTCAATAGCACCTTCTTTATCTAAACCTTTAAGTATTTCATCAAAGTCATCTAAAGCTCCAGAACCACCAGCAGCAGCAGCAAATCCAGCCATAATATTACCTCTATCTGCTACAGCAGCAAATAAACCTTCAGATCCTAAATCAGTACTTAAATTAGAAGTAGCATCAGCTTTTTCAGCTTCAACCATTGCCATTTCCATATAATCTTCAAATCTTAATCTAGTTTCAGATTCAGCTTTTAGATACCATAAGTATCCAGATGTACCATCTTCAGTAGCAACTTCAACCCAGCCGATTTGCGCAGCATCAGATCCGTTTATTTCAAACTTATCTCTAATGATAATTGGTTTGTTGTTGTATTGTGTAAAATCTGGTTCAATACTAAATACATTATTATCATAATCAGTACCAGATCCTTTTTCAAAAGCAGAACCATATACAAATACAGCAATTTCGTCATCAGCAGCAAATTTACCACCATTAGCTACTAATAAACCAGCAGAATCATAAGGATCTACAGTAATAGTAGCAGTTCTAGCAACACCAGCGCCACCACCAGCATATACATAAGCTGTGTCTCTTACACGGCACTTTTGCTCACCAGCTGCACCTAAAACAACAATAGTTTGGTAAGGTTTAATAGCTAATAGCTTGTTACCAACACCAGCCGCTGTGTCAGCAGGGTCAATAGTTATAGTTATAGTTTGAGTAGTAGGTACAGTTGCAGTATCATAAGATACGTGTAATCTATTTTGCTCAGACCAAATTACTTGATCAGAAGTCATAGGCATTTCAGCTCCTACCATTCTCAAGAAACCACCAATAGTTCGGTTTCCGTATCTTTCAACTTCAGCTTCATATAATTCAGGTAGATATTGCTGAGCAAAATCTCTAGTACCATCAGTAAAGCTTAAGTAGTTATTGGCTAAAGTCATCTGTTTTGGAGCAGGCTCCAATCCAGGTAAATTTGCGCCAGGATTTAAATTTCCCATTTTCTAAATTTTAATTATTTATTTTTATTTACTCTTAATTTTAACTTAGAACTATCTACACCACTAATTGCTTTTACTTTTAATCCATTGACAAACACATCACCTGTAGACGTAGTCCTTGGTTCATTACTTACGTTTTTGGATTTAGCCATCATATCTTTTACAGCATCGGCTTTGCCTTGCTCATAGAAATGATTAGCTATTGTATCAGCGTTTTCAGCAGCATAAATGGCTTTGTGGTAACCAGCATAATCTTTTACTTCACCTTTTTCATTTAGGAACTTCCCAACAAAATTAGTTAGATCAGATTGGGTGTTAGCAACACCATCAGTATCCGAAAGTCCATATCTAAATTTCTTTTCACCAATATTGAAGTCAAAACCTTTGAATTCTTGGTTAAAGAAGTTTTTAGTGTTACTTTGGAACCTCTTGTGTTGATCTTGAACCATTTTCTGTTCTTCGTTGTATCTATTGAAAAAGTCCATAGCCTTTTGTTGGTCTTGAGTTACGCCGGGTCTCAACTTGATTTCGTCGTAGTATTTACTCTTAGTGTCCTCTAAAAATTTACGGGCTTTAGCAATTTCTTCTTTGAAGGCAAGTTTCTTTTTCTTTATATCTCGCTCTTCATCCACGTCTTCGTCAAATGAAAAGTTATCTTCTAATAAGAAGTTAACCTCTTCCATATCTAAGTGTGGTTTAGTCTGTTTGTAGTATTCTCTAATTAAAGTATTGTCATCTACGTTGCTATAGTCAGCATTTAATCTAACGTAGTCTTCAACTGTACCACCTGTTTCTTCCATAAACTTAACTAACTTTTCTACATTTTCAGGTAAGTTAACTTCTGGTTTAGCAGGCTCTGGAGCAGTTTCCATAACTGGCTCTTTCTTTTCTTCTACCTTTGGCTCTTCAGTAATCTCTTGTATTGGAATTACTTTTTCTTCTTTGCTTTCTTCGGTAGGTTTTTCAGTTGTTTCTTCGATGTTTTCTTTAGAAACTTCTTCGCTAGCTTTGGGTTCGTCGCGAACAAGTACTTCATCTGTTGTTTGCTCTTGAACGGCATCTTCTACTTTTTCTTCTTTTTTAGATAAATCTACTTTTATTGTTTCTCCTTTGTTGGTAAGTTTTTTAGGTCTACCTGGTTTCTTTTTTATTTTAAAAGAACCTTCCTCTTTTACTTTTTCTGACATAATATAATATAATAGTTAATATAAAATTACTTAGGAGCAAATTGCTCTAAGCCAAATCCACCCATAGTATCATTACCTGCGGATTCAAAGTTCTTCGGTAATAAATCATTTTTTCTTTGATCTATTAACTCAGATTGTTGCGTTGCTTGTATTTTAGTTCGTTCGTCTTTACGATCTTCTTTAAATTCTTCTTGAGACTTTTTACTTTGACCTTGAGCTTGAGTAAGTTGCATATTGTAATTAAACTCTAGTTCCATTAACTGTTGTTTAATTTGTGCTTCTCTCTCCATCTTTTGTACTTCAAAATCAGATTTAGCTTTTTCAAGTTGCATTTTTTGCTCAGTTAGTATTTGTTGTTTCTGAGCTTCTGCCATAGCTGTTTGTTCTGCTAACTGTGCATTAGACTGTGCTTGCGCTTGCATATTAGCTTGTTGTGCTTGTTGGTCTCTAGCTGCTTTATCTTTTCTACGCTTTTTCAACATTTGATTAGCTAACTTTAAATTAGCAACTTCTCTAATGTCAATAGCATCTTCAAGATCTATTTGTCCAGCTTGTAAAGCTATTTGAATATTTTGTTCTAGTATTTGTTTTTGCTCTTCATCTGGCTCTAATTCTAAGAATATACCAAAGTCATGCATATTTAAACTAGATAGCTCTTCTAATGTTCCTACATTATATCTAGATATACTAGACATTAAAGACTGTTTAGTCATTGGAAACATTAAAGCATCAGCTACTCTTAATGATATGTTTTCACAAGTTCTAAGAGTTAAATATAAACTAGCTTGTAACACATGTCTTGTAGCTACATTTGAATTAGCGGCAGCAAGTTTTTGTAAACCAACTAATGATTGCTTGTCTGGTAGCGTACCATCTCTAGCTTCATTAAGTCCGGTCACGTCTCTAATCATTTTAAGATAATACTCATAAGTTTGTATCAATGATTGTATTTTACCCATACCATTTGATGTAGCAAGTTCTTGTATTGGAACTTTGCCTGGATTCATACCACCATCTTGCGTCATTGATCTACCAACTATACTACCAGTCTGGAAATACATATTTAATGCCTCAGCTGGATTATAATTAGTACCATTACCTAAATCTACCTCTGCTAAACCATCTATATCCATATAAACACCATCAGGCACTATTCTAGACATCACCTGTTGTAGCTTTAGATGAGTTAACTGTATCATATCAGCAAAACCAGTTATTCTGCTTACAATTGATTCTATACGGCCTTTATACAATCTAGGAGCTACGATGTTATAGTTCATATTAACTTTAACAGTGTCAGCATATGGTCTTGTCATATTTTCAGCCATTTGCCATCTTAACATTTTTTCGTGCCCTAGTATTTTAGCTCCTGAGTATAATACTTCAATTGATCTATATGCCTTTTTAAAGTTGTCACCATCTGGTGCTTCTATAAATGTATCTTGTTTTTCTAATGCTTTTTCAAGTCCTGATGCAGTTTGCTTTATTTTAAATACTTGGTTAGTAAAAGTTTTGTATTCAAAGTATAATACTTGCACTGTATCATCATCATAACGACCACTCCAGTTCCTAGTATAGTTTTGATTACCTGGATACTTTTGTATTTCTTCTAGTTCACTAGGTGTTAATTCAGGAAACTGCTTTTTAAGTTCTGCTAAACTAATAGGTTTTACTTCACCTACATAATATAAATCTTCAAAATTAGGATCTTCAGTATATGAATAAACTAAACTTGCTGGATCTACATAATCAACTGTAACACCTTCTGATCTGTTAAAACAGGTTTTAGTAGCTGCAATACCTAATATAGTTAAATCTTGATTTAATCTTCTTCTAGTTAAATCATATTTGTTTTTAGCTAATATATTATTAATAACTTCTTCTTCAGCTACTTCAATAGATTCTTTATAATCCATTTGCATATGAAGCTGTAGATCTTCTTCGCTTTCCATCTCTAAACCTTTACCTTGTGATTTAGAAACATCAAGACCTGTCATTTGTTGTATTTGGTTGATAAGATCTTTTTGCATCATGTCTCTCTGTAGAGCTTCAGCATAAGCAGTTCTTTTCATTATAGACTCAGGATCTTGAGCATAAGCTTTAATATCGTAAGATCTTTGAGACATACCATTTACAACAATATCTACAAACTTAGGTATAACTGGTACGGGCTTCCAGTCTAAGTTTAAATAAGATAAGTCGCCATTAATAGATAATTCGTCTTTGTATTTTTGAATAGATTGTTCTCCTCTAGCATAAAGTCTTAGTTTATGGAAATTATTATAGTTCGTATTAAATCTATCGTACCAACCTCTGTCGTTTCTAAACCACTCAGACTCTATGGCTCTACCTACTTGTAAACCATACTCATAAGAAGCTTTTTCAACATCTGGCACAACCTGATCCGGAAAAGAACTATTGTAATTAGTATTTATCATCTATTTTATTTTTGAATTATAACCCGTGTTATCATATCTTTTAATACCTAAAGCTACAGTTTTTGTTTGTCTTTTGTTAACAGGTGTATACCTATTTTTATTACAAGCCATAATAGCTAAACCTGAGCTTATCGAAGCATCGTGCTTTGTTCTATTGTTAATATTGAACTTAGACCAATCTTCTAATGTCTTTTGATGGTACATATCACCGTAACCATCTTCTTTTAATCCTACATAGTTTTCTATATAAGATTCTATAGCAGCAGCATGTGCTTGCTTAATATCTTCACTTGTGTTAGGTATTCCACCTATTTCTTTTTCAGTGGTTGATAGTTTATTCCATATTTTATCAGGACGATTCATAGAATAACCTCTGTAACCTCTTCGCTTCAAATAGTATAAAAACCTAGGTTTGTTATTTTCAGCAAGTATAGGCATGCCATAAAATACCATAGCCATTAATACATCTTCAAAGAATATCTCAGCTGTTTGTGGCCTTGATATATATTCTAAAAAGAAATGATTTGGCGGTACGTCTTCCATTGAAAACTTTGTAAGTCCGTGTAAAGCTCCGTTAGAACCCTTGCCATCAACTGTTCCTGATATATCATAACTATCTAAACCAAATGCTCCAGTGTGTTCATTTCCAGGGTATTTAACTCCATTCTTTAGTATCACTCGATTTTGAAGACTTTTAGGTGGTACCCAACTTATCTGGAACCTACCTGATCTATTTGGGCTAAATATAACCCTTGAATCTTTAATACCATTTTCCCATTGAAAGCTACCTGTTGTAACAGCTGCTGAATTATTAAGCTCAGCATTAAAATCAATTTGTTCGTATATTTTAGTTAAGTTAAATAAACTATCTTTTGTTTCATCTCTGAAAGCATGTGCTTCAGTTCTTGGAAACTGTCTATAGTATTCATTTAAACCATCAGGATCTTCTCTTAAACCGTCAACTTCGTTTTCCCAGTGCTCGATAACTCCCGTTGTAATTTCATAGCCATCAACTCCTTTGATTGGAGTTTTGCCTCCAACGAAGACAGGTAGTCCATTAGTATCGATGAATCCTTCGTAGTTCCATTCCATAGGAATGAACAAGCTATAGAGCCCAGAAGATGTTTGTCCGTTTCTATTTCTTTTAGTAACGTCTGAAGCGTAGTATAATTTTTTGAAGTTGTCTCCACCTTTGTCTAAAGCATTTGAAGTTGAGCCCATCATACATTTACCTACGATTCTTGATCCTAGCCTTAATGTAGTTTTTGTAACTCTCCAGTTGTTTAATATATTATCAGGCCTCTCCCATTTACCACTTTCATCATGAGCTAATAGCTTTAGCTTTTCACCATCATAAGAGTTATCACCTGTGTTTTTCCAGTCAATAGTTGTATCAAGTCCGTCTAGTTCTCTAAGCTGTTCATTCGATTCAAGCTTTCTTCTAGTAAGTTTCGATGCTGGAACACGATATGCCAATTCAGTTTTCGGCCGGTCCATACCATCTTGAATGGGTTTAAAAAAGAACGGGTAGTTAACTGATATGGGTACAACTTTATCTGTGAACATTTTTTTGGCATCTGCTCCAGACTTGGAAAGTATTCCAAATCTAGCATCGGAAGATATTGTAGCTTGGTTGACAAGCTCTGCGCTTGACATAAAAGAGAATCCAGATCGTCTGTTTTTGAGGTAGCACATGCCGTAACATCTTGCATCTGCTTTACATGCTTCCCAAAATATAAAGAAGAGTCTGTTTGCTTCTCTAAAGTCTGGTGCTCCAATGTCAATCTTTGACCATTGCAAGTACATGTAATGAGTGCCAGTAATGTAAGTATTAATACCATTATTGTAAAACCAATACCCTTGTTCTCTTCTTGTAAATTCATTGTCAATATAATCGTACCATTTCTCTTTAAATTCAGCTGGATATTCCTCCCAGTCAAATCTACTTTTAATATTACTTAATTCTTTTGGGTATTCTTGCTTTTCCCAATACTGCTCCGCTTTTTCTTTACTTCGTTTAAACGGTTCATTTGCTGCTGGTAAAGCAATCCTGAGATTCTGTATTTCAATGATTTGTCCAATTTTACCTGTTTTACTTATTACTATAAAATCATAATCAGAATTATAACCATAATCCCATTTTTTAAATCTATTGTTTTTAGCTAATATCTTAGGATTTACAACGTCCTTAATTTCTTTCCAAAGAGTTTGCTCGTAGCTCACTTGCTTCTCCCTTCTGCAAAACCTTTAAAAGTTTTTTGTTCTTTTACTTCTTTAGGTTTTTCATTTAATATATCCTCCTCTTGTTGAATACGATTAAGTATTTCAAAAGCATCAAATATAGCTAGTTTTTTAGTTGCGGCAGCGTTTTTTAATCTGTCAGCGCTTACATCATCGTCTGAGTCAACAATCTTTTCTTTTGCTACCTTAATAAGTTCCTCAACTGCCTTTTGCCCAGCTTGGATTATTTTCTTCTTCGTTTCCTTGGTATTCATGAGTTAAAGCTATATCATTAGATTTCATACAATAAAGTCGTTCACCTTCTATAATAAACTCAAACTCAGAGTTAGGTGTAAACGTAATAAGTGTTCCAGGTGTGATTTCTAGAGCTTCTAAGGACTTGTTAGAATATTTTACTATTCCAATATTAGGTTGTTCTTTTCTGTTCTCTAAGACACTTTGGTTTTTTAGTGGTTTTACGAAGCAATAGTCTAAATGTGTTTTTAAATTATACATATAGATTTGCTCAGGCGCAACAAAATAAAGATCATCTTTGAAATGAGTTGAACTATTTCGTTCTTTGCCTTTTTGATCATACCATCTTCTAAATATATTATGGTGAATATATAATTCATCTCCTATATTTATTTTAGTAGTGTAAGCTGCAGGAGTCGAAACTACTACAGCTTTTTTACTAATAAATCTATGATCTTCAATGCCGCTGTTGATAATAAGATCAGTACCAGCAACTGTTCTTGTATTGTCATACCTATCATTTAATGGTTTGACAATAAAATAATACAAGCTTTGCACTAGTACTTAAGATCATACTCTACAGATATAGCCATATTAGCATTAAACTTTTTCCAAGGTAAGACTTCATTATTTTTAGTTATAAAAATATTATATGATTGGTCTTGGTCTTCAAAAAGAATATCGCTAATAGTATGTCCACCGTATACTTCCTGACCAGTTGAATAATGCATTGCATCGTTCTTGTAATCAGAACCTATACTAATCTTCCTTATTACTTTCGACATTTTCTTCTATCTTAGTATAAGAGCCATCTTCAAGATCAATATTAATAGCGCCGTATTCAGCTTCTAATATTTCTTTATAGTCTTCGATCTCTTTATTAACACCAGCTATTTCATGCAATAATCCATGCTTTTGGCTTTCTAATAAACCGATGTTATGGACTAATTCGTTAAGCTGTTTTTGTTGTTCTTGAATTAATTTTAATTCTTCTTCTTTGATTTTCATTTGATTAGATTTAATTGTTTGTTTTATTTATTCTCCTGGTCCTGGTTCAGCAGGTGTCCACTCTGGAGTAGCTAATAAGACTAATATTTCTTCATGAGTATAAGTCCCAACAGGCGTCAACGAACCGTTTGTAATAAAGCTAGGCTCTACCTGAAAAGACAAAACACCTTCAGTATTTGCTACGTTTCTTCTCATTGTTTGAGCAGAAGACTGATTCACTTGACTGAACAAAACAGCGTTTGTATCAGATAAGTTAATTACTACATAAGTTGTTGCCATTGTTTAATTGTTATTTGTTAATTACTTGTTATTTATATATTTACTTGTTTTAATTCTTTTTTACGGAGTATTACCACTTCCAGTGACTCTTGATGTAACTACCATATTAGTTGATAATGCATTTGCCGTACTATATGGTGCATCACCTACTAAATTACCTTCAGACATTCCGCTAGATACTCCATTAGCTGTTGTGCCTACGCCATTTGTTAGTTTTGCTTCAGTCATATTTTGACCATCTCCATTATTACTTCCCTTTTCGTCTGCAAATATCCAAC